TTTTTTCTTTGTTTTCATACATATTATTTATATATATTATTTATGTGTAACTTTTTTTTAATTTTTAATAAATGTTGAATTATTGATTCATTTGGTAATATAATTTTAGTATCAATTTTAAATGTATATATATTTATATTATCTGGGATATTAAATAAATTAAATGATTTATGATACATATTATTATTAATATCTAATTTAATTCCATATACATTTAATTTTAAATATAATGATATATTTCCAAATAATCGTTCGATTGAATGTTCTAACATTGAATTATGTGAAAATCCTTTAGTAAAGTTATTTATTGTAATTGAACTTTGTTGGATAAATTTAAATATATTAGGGTGTGCCCAAAATATAGTTCCTGAAACAAATAATGATTTTTCTTGATGTGTCATATTTAATGTTTTGCATAATAAATCATAATTTATTTTTTCGATTTTATACACAGTTAATGAATTATCAATATCAGATATACATCTACTACTACCAATAATACCAGAACCATTTTTTATTTTATTTATACAAAATTCAATTAATGTATTATTTATTAAAATATCATTTAATAATTCTCCTCGCCATAATAAAGATTCAATCTTTCCGTAAGACAATCCACTTTTAGTATGTAAATATAATACACTTATATATGAATCAAAATTAATAGTATTATTTCGTAAAGAAGTAAAAAATCCACCTGAATCTGCACCTTTATTTTCACATAATGTTATAATTACATTTGAATCAAATTCTTTTAATTTATCTATTGTTATATCATTTTTTGTTTCTTCACATAAACTTACGTATAAATCAAATTTATACTTTGATGTTTTAATATTATTTAAATACCATAAGTATTCATCTAATAAATCAATATAGTATATATGAAAAAATATAATTATTTTTTCCATATATATTTAATTTAATTAAATATTCATATTATATTTATAATTGTTTAATACAAGATTAAATTCAAACATGTTCTTTTCAATATTAGTTATAATATCTTCAACATATTCATTATGATTTTTCTCTTTAATATTTATAAATAATTTATTAGATACATCATCATTCATAATATATTTTCTATATGGAACAATTTTTTTGAATGTTTTAAATATTGTTACATCTGATATATCAAAGATTTTAGATAAATTTTGCATAGAATAATCTATTTCATATATTTGATAGATTAACATTACTGATGATGCTGCAATAGAAGGTGGTTGGTGATCAGTTGCGATATCTAATTTAACTATATTTCTAACAATTTTTTTTGCTAATTCAGCATATGCACCAAGTTTTAATTTACCTTTAAATCTATCAATAAAATCTTCCGGTTTACTACTTCTTATACAATCATAAATATTATAGTCCATTACTTCAAATAACTTTCTACAACCAGATGTTATATGTTTGACTTTCAAATCAAAAATTTTTGCAATCTCTTTGTTAGATCTCGGTAATTTTTGCATCTTAGCACCTTCTAATACACACGCAGCAATTAAACTTTTACGGTTATCACCACGGATAATAATTTTTTTACCTTCTTTTGTTTTTTGTTCAGTAAATTTTTTATACAAATTACGTGCATTGTCTATAACTGCTTTTGGGATATTTTCTCTTCTACATTTAGTTTCTATTTCTTGGAGTACGTCATACAAACTTCTTTCTTCATATGGCATTTGTGACCATATGTGTAATCGTTTCAATTTGCTATTTCCTCCGCCAATACTAGTACCTAAACTCGCTTGAGGTAAAAAATAATTTGTTTGTTGAGCACATCGATCACTATCATTTTTTTCATCCCAATTAGACATCTCTATTGAATTATCAAAATATTCTAAAATTTCCCTTCCACAGTTTCCACATACACATCTACCTCGCATTTGGTCATCGATAATATTACGATCACCACAATCAGGACATGATTTATTAATTAATTGTTTTTTATTTTTTATTTCCACTACTTCTTCCTTATTTTCCGGTTTATCGGAAAATATAGTGTCTATAAAATTATAAACATCGTCTATATTCATTTGTTTATATTATAATTATATCTTTATACCATTATGTTGTTAAATTAAATTTTTTCAAATTTAATTGATTTATAGAATTTACTGATGAAAAAAACCATTTTGTTTATTTTTATATAATATATTCAAATAATCTTGTTGTAATTCTGATTTTAAATCTTTTTCATATTTATTTGGTATAAAAAATCCTATAATTTTTATAATATATAGTAATATTCTTATTTTCATCCAGACATACACTCTATTTATTCTGTCTATTTCTAAGAGTTTTCTTTTTGTATATGATAGTGATGTTGTAATACCAGTCTCAATTAATGAAAATGGAAAAATCTCATTTAATACAAAATGAAAATTATTAAATTGTTGTTTCCATATCAATATTCCAGTAAATATTAGATAAACTATGGGTGATAAAAATATACTAATTATTGTATTATACTCCATTGCATATCTATAGAAAAAGAAGGTCGATAATATCGGGGTGTATATAAAAATCATTTTAGTATAAATTGAAAATTATAATTATTATTCATATAAACATTATTTCTTATATATTAATAATATGTCTTCTTCACAAATGGAATATACTGAAAAATACGACAAGGTAACGTCCATAAATAAAGACACTATATTCAAATTATTGGACTTTTATTTTGCTGAAGACCCATTATATAAATTTCAATATGATTCATATGATCAATTTATCAATGATATTGTTTGCCCAACATTAACAGAAAATGCAAATATTATTAGTGAAGAAACTCATCAAGATAAAATATATAGACACCGATTAATTTTTACAGATGTTGCACTAAAACCTCCAGTAAATGAGATTGATGATGAATTAATTTTTCCAGAAGATGCTCGTATCAAACATTTATCATATTCTGGTAAATTAATATGTAATGTAAAACAAATTTTAGAAATTATTGAAACACAAACTGGAACAAGTACAATTCGTGTTATTGCAGAAGATAAGGAAGTACCAGTTGCAAAACTTCCTATCATGGTAAAATCAAGATATTGTAATACCGTATTACGCCCTGATGTTGCAAATACTGAATGTTATTTTGATCCTGGTTGTTATTTCATTGTAGGATCAAGTGGTAATATTGGTGAACGTGTAATTTTAACTCATGAAAGAATTTGTGAAAATAAACCATTAGTATCAACCAAAAGAGATCCATCATTTAAGAAAGGTAAAATGTATATGGTACAAATCAATTCTAAAACACCAGATGTATTAGGAATTGTAAATATCTTTACAATTAAAATGAATAAAAATGATTCAATCAATTGTTTAACACGTCAATTTGCAGAAATTCCAATTTTTGTATTATTTCGTGCGTGTGGATTTGTATCTGATAGTGACATTATTAAATATTGTGTATATGATGAAACGGATGTTGATATGATAAATGTATTAAGATATTCATTAGATGAAGGACTATATGCAAAAGTATCAGATGAAACAAAACCCAAAGAAATCAGAACTCAAGATGATGCGATTAATTTTTTAATGGCGAGACTTAAAAATTCTAAAAAATATAGTGAAACAGATGCAGTATTAAGAGATGTACAAAAGAAAATTCATGTAATGAAAATATTAGAAAACGAATTACTGCCTCATGTTACAGGTGGACTATTTAATAAAGCATGTTATTTAGGTATGATGATTAATAAACTACTATCATGCTATCTTGGTAGAATAGACGAAGATGATCGTGATTCATATGTTAATAAAAGACTGTGGTTACCTGGTATTTTACTTGGACAATTATTTAAACAATTTTATCAAAAGATGATTAACAATATTACCAAATTTTTCAAGAAGAAGAACAATGATAATAATAATCCTATTAAAATTATAAATCAAATCAAACCAAGTATTATTGAAGATGGATTAAAATCTGCACTATTAACTGGTACTTGGACAGAGAGAAGAAAGGGTGTGGCGCAGTTACTTCAAAGATTATCTTATTTGCAGACAATTGCATATTACAGAAGAATTATTACACCGTCACCTGATGCATCTAATAATAAAATTACCAGTATGCGTCAAGTTAACAATATTCAATTAGGATTTATTTGTGTAGTAGAGACTCCAGAAGGACAAAAGATTGGATTAGTAAAAGGCATGGCGCTAACAGCGACACCAACATTAACATTATATTCTCAAATTCCAATTATTAAAAAGTTATTAGATGGTAAATTATTAGATTTAAATAGTGTAACACCATATGAATTAAAACAATATATTAAAGTTATTTTGAATGGCGATTGGTTAGGTATGACTGATAAACCAAATGAATTATACACCTACTTACTAGAAAAACGTCAAGCGCAAGAACTAGATTATTCAGTAAGTATTATGTTAAATTACAGTGTCAAAGAATTAAAAATTTATTGTGACGGTGGTCGTTTAATCAGACCATTATTAAAAGTAAAAGATAATGAACTAGTATTAAAACCAGAAATGTTAAATGAAATTGATTATAATGATATTAGTGGTAAGAAAATAAGTAAATTTAGTGATTTTTTAGTTAAATATCCAGATGTAATTGATTGGGTAGATATTGAAACAACTGAAAGTGCAATGATATCAATGACATTTAATCAATTAAACGATGAGAAAAACAAATCACAAATCATTACTAAGAAGAAAGATTTGAATGTATGTGGTGATCCTGTAAACAGATATGATGATAGATTATATGTAAAATACACCCACTGTGAATTGCATCCATCAATGATGTTAGGAAGTATTTCAGCAAATATTCCGTATGCCAACCACAATTATGGTAATCGTAATATTCTATTCTTTTCTCAATCAAGACATGCGATGGGAATTTATGCAACTAATTATAGATATAGAACAGATATTTCTTATTTATTATATCACCCTCAAGTTCCGCTGGTAGTAACCAAAGCGGCAAAATGGTTACATACACAAGATATTCCAGCAGGTGAGAATTGTGTAGTTGCAATTATGTGTTATACTGGATTTAACCAAGAAGATTCTAAATTAGTAAATAAAAGTGCAGTAGATCGTGGATTATTACGTGCAACTGCACTAAAAAAAGAAGATGAATCTATAGAGAAGAATCCTACAACATCTCAAGATGATATTTTTATGAGACCTGACAAGACAAAAACAGTTGGAATTAAAGATGCAAATTATGAAAAACTAAATGAAAAAGGTCATGTACCTGAAGAAACAGTATTAACTAATAATGATGTATTAATTGGTAAAGTATCACCAATTCAAAAAGATGATGCAAATAAAATTTATCGTGATGAAAGTAATGTATATAGATCGACAATTCCATCTACAGTAGACAAAGTATATACAGTATATAATGGTGATGGATATGAAATGTACAATATGAGATTACGTAGTGAACGCGTTATTCAAATTGGAGATAAATTATGTTTAACACCGGATCATGATGTATTAACATTAAATGGATGGATATCAATTGATAAAGTAACATTTAAAGATGAAATTGCCCAATTAAATAGAGTAACAGGAAAAATGGAATATGTAAGACCACAAAAATTATTTGCATATGATCATGATGAAGATGTATATGAAGTAAATTCAACTGGTATAAGTTTAAAAACAACATTAAATCACAGAATGTGGGTTAAAGTAGAAAATAAGAATGAATATGAATTAGTGCATGCAAAAGATATTATAAATAAAAATGTAAAATATAGTTCAATTGGTGCATATCAAACAAAAAATATATCCTATTTTAATGTAGAAGATGTTAATAATAAACCATGGGGTATAACAATATTTAATTATACTACAACATCTAAAGAAGAATGCGATGATATTCAAATTCACTGCCAATATATGGGTATGACTTCATATTATACAGAAGAAAATGGAATTTATGATATTACAATTTGTAAAGATGACAATCATCAAATAATTAATGCACATTCAGGAAAAGATAAAATTATTAAATACACTGGTAAAGTCTATTGTGTGAGTGTACCATCAGAAGTATTTTTAGTTCGTCGTAATGGATGTATTGCATGGACTGGTAATTCAACGCGCCATGGACAAAAGGGTACTGTTGGTGCACTATTAACATCATGTGATATGCCATTTACATCATCTGGTATTCAACCAGATGTAATTCTTAACCCGAATGCAATTCCTTCTCGTATGACAATCGCACAATTATTAGAAGCGATTTTTAGTAAAGTAGGGGCATTAGAATGTAATTATATGGATGGTACACCATTTCAAGACAATGCCAATATAGAAGATGCAAATGAAATTTTAAAACAATATGGATTTGAAGATTATGGATTAGAGACAATGTATTCTGGTATTACTGGTGAAAAAATGGAAGCGCGTATCTTCTTGTGTCCCACATATTATTTAAGATTAAAACACTTGGCGATGGACAAAATGCATGCACGTGCTTCTGGTCCCAAACAAATTCTTACACGTCAACCACCTGATGGTCGTGCACGTGATGGTGGATTACGTTGGGGTGAAATGGAACGTGATGTTGGTATTGCACATGGATCTGCATTTTTATTAAGAGAAAAACTATTAGAAGCGTCAGATAAATACACAACATATATTTGCAATATTTGTGGTATGTTTGCGACAAAGATTCCAAAGAAAGAGGTACATCAATGTCTAAATTGTAGAAATTCAACTAGAATTAGTAAAATTGTATTACCATATGCATTTAAATTATTGATTCAAGAATTAATGAGTATTCAAATTTTACCAAGATTGAAGGTGAAGGAGGACGAGTTCAACGCGTAGCGTTGAACAGCCTTATTCTATTTTTTTATAAAAAATAGAATAACGAATTTAATAATTAAATTGAATTAAACGTGTTCAACGTGTAACGTTCAACGCGTAATTTTTTTAACAAAACATTAATAATAAATTATAATTTATTATTAATGGAAAAGTGTAATATAGAAAAAATATTTGATGAAAAAAATATAGATAATGTTATTGAAGAAATAAAAGATTGTTATTATTTATTTCCAGATATCAAACCAATTGAGATTTCTAATGTATATGATGTATCTGAAACATGTTATTTAATAAATAATAAAAAATTAGAATATTATATTCATAAATATGATCCACAAAAAATTATTCAACGAATTCGTGATTATGATATTTCCATTAATATAAAGCAAGATTATATTACAAATTTAGAAGAGATTGCAGATTTAACACCAAAAGAAAATTGTTGTAATTGTGTATCTTTTGTATTGTATTATATATATGATCCAACTTCATTTAATCTTGATATAATAAAAGAAAAAAATGATTTAACACCAATTAATCTAAGTATTATAATTGGATTAATACTAAATCTAAATAAATATCTATATTCATTAAAAAACAGTGTAACAAATATCAATAAATGTTTATCAGATTTTATATCCAGAATATATTTAGATATTTCAGTATTTACATTTTTATTTAA